AAAGATGTTACTGTCACCGCTATAGACGTATTCGTTTATGACACACGCAAAGATTCGGATGGTGGTGCTTGGCGTAAGCGCACACAGCACACATCTTGGTATAATGAAGATTCAGATAGTCGAAGAGGAACACGTAAAGACTTTCCGGCAGTAGCAGTTATAGTTGCTCATGGGAGTGGAGTTACTATTTACGATGGTGATGATCCAGATATGCCGATGTGGATGGTTATTTTTGCGGGATATTCTCACAACTTCTCAATAGGCTTTAGTCAAGGAGGAGCTCCTACTGCTGTAACAGCAAGAGATGGTGTAATTTATACGACTACTAATGGAGGTATCGCAGACAATTCCGTAAACGGCCTATTTGCTCATAACTTTGTATCTGATCGCATGTATCAGTGGAACGCAACGTCTGGTGGTGGATTTGGATATTATGGTTTGCCCATTGAAGGCAGGGATGCAGGAGGCAGTTTAGCTTATCACGAAACTAGGGTATCTTTCGACACAAGTAAAAGAATCGTAAGTCAGTTTTTGAATGATGTATCAGTCACAGTTCTTCCCAACGCACCTATAGACGCTGAAACTGGACTTCCTGTGCCTACTATAGCGGTTGCGTCTGACGATGGAATTTCTATTATCAATAATGATCTGTCTGTTAAAAACAGAGCGCAGACTCAAGCCCAGATGGATGTTGGACGAATAGATTTTACAGGAAAAGGATCTGCTTACACTTACATACATTCTTGGGGTGGCGTAACACATGATGCTCGTATCGTTTTTGTAGAAGACGGAAACGAAAATAGTACTGTTGCTTTACCTTATAGCAAGTCAGATGCATCTTATTCTTCTTTCGAGACTGGTATGCCTGATCCTAGATTTACAGGAAACGCACTTTCAGGAAATAGATTTTTTCATTATAACAGTGACCCAGTTACTGGTGGTACAGAAAATGGTCCAACAAGACTTGCAAGAACCACAGCGGGCGGTGTTCTTGCGATTACAAATTTTGACCCTGATCATGATCTTATTAATTACATTAGTGCTGACTTTAATACTGGATGGCAAGGTGCTTATTCTAGACTGGCTACTCTTTCAGACACAGACGATACTAATGTTACTGGCGTAGAGTTGGTGACGAATGGTACATTTGATAGTAATATTACTGGGTGGGTCGCAAGTGATGCAGGATGCTCACTTTCACTTGTATCTAACAAACTGCGTATATCAAACAATGATCAGAGTGCAGGCGGAGCAGTTACTTCATTCTCTGTTGTTGCTGGTGAGACTTACTGTTTTAATGTTGGTACATCTAGTGCTGATGTGTGGTTATATTTAGGGGCTTCTGTAAACTCTGGCAGTTATTTTGGTCCTGTTGTTTCTAACACAACTACGTGGAAATCACCCACGACCGGTACAGTTTACTTTATGATTAAAAACTCCTCAACATCAAACGGCAACACCATAGATATAGACAACATCTCAGTACGCCTAGCCGAAGAAGACCATAGTACGTTTAATAATGGCTTACAAGTAATTGGTACAATTACAAAGACTGCTGTAGAAACAGGCGCAGAACTTGTAGCATATAGCGGATTTTCTTCTAGTAACTATCTTTCACAGCCTTATAATGATAGATTAAACTTTGGCACAGAAGACTTTACTTATACCACATGGTTTAAATGCACTTCAGCAGGAGGCGCACAATACTGGTTCAAGCGTGGAGATAACACTGGCGGTAACGCAGGATTGACTATTTGGACAGCCGCAGATTTACAATATGTTGCTTTATATATAAATGGTTCGGGAATATCTACACCTACTGGCTCTTATGAGTTGGCACAATGGAACCAATGCGTTATAAGCAGATCAAACGGTGATATAACATTTTACATAAACGGTAAGGTTGTGTGGACCGGCTATAACAATTTTAGTATTCCTACTGCACAAGAGCCCGCTCTTATAGGTTATAGTTCTGGTACATCTAGCTTATGCCTTAGTAGAATGGCAAAATCATCAATGTCGGCAGAGCAAGTTAATAAGATGTATAACGATGAGAGAAGTCTCTTCGCAACGAATGCAAAGGCAACTATTTACGGCACATCAAGTAACATCAAAGGAATCGCATACGATGATGGCACTGATTTGCTTCATGTGGGCACAAGTTCGGGTAGTTCAACATTTCAAGGACTAAATCGAGTAGATAACACGGCAGATGCGGTAAGCGTGGCTATCAGCGCATCAAACGGAATGGTAGTAGAGGAATAATTATGACAGTTAGAATAAGAAAGCCTGAATTAAATCTACGAGAAAAGATTAGCGAACTAGATAAACCAAGCGGAGTAGCGGGTGAAGCAATGTTACGTGCTGAGACTCCACAGGAACAGTTTAATCTGATTGGAGCTGGTCGTAGGAATCTGATTATTAATGGAGACTTTCGAGTTGCACAACGTGCTACCACATATACAAAAACAGCAAATAGCTGGAACGTATATGGTAGTGTTGACCGCTGGGGTATTTACTACCAAAACACGGTTGTTGCACAAAACTCTGGCGTTATAAACGGCTCTTATCAGTATTATGTTTCTGTCGGGAACACTGGAACGGCTCCAGATAACCATTTCATCTACCAGAAAATTGAAAGCGGTAGTCGTATAGTAAGTGGTAAGCCTATAACTATATCATTTATGGCAAAATCCGCAAATTCAACTGAACTGCGTCTTCGTGGTAGATTTATGGATAGTGCCACTACTTCAGGCTCAGTTAATTCTGGAGAAAAAACATTTAATCTTACGCCTGAATGGCAAAGTTTCGATTGGACCTTTACTCCTGTTGATACTAGCGCCAACATAACAAGAGATTTCTTGATAATCGTTGATACGGAGATAACTAATGATACAGTAAGTGATATTTATGACCTTACTAACTTTCAAATAGAACTCGGCAAAGTAGCCACTCCTTTCGAACACAGATCATACGGAGAAGAACTGGCGTTGTGTCAGCGGTATTACTTAGATTTATCTGCTCATCAGTCTGGACAATCTTTTGAAAAACTAGGTATGTTTCAAGGCTCTAACAATACTACAAGCGGATTTACCTATACACAATTTCCAGTAACAATGAGGGCACGACCAAGTTTGGTAGTTTCAAGTACAGCATCTCATTATGGAATATATCAAGGATCTGATATAGTGTGTACGTCAGTACCTTCACTTAATTCTAACTGCACTAAACACAATGGAGTGTGTATAATTAGCGCAAGCGGCCTAGAAGCCAAAGGATCAGGTATTTTTCAAGAAAACAGTAATAGCGGCGCTTTATTAGCGTTCAGTGCGGAGCTTTAATTATGGCATATACAATTATCACATACGAAAATGTAGTACAGTGTATACAAACTACACTAGGAAATATAACTTTAAATATTCCTTTTGATTCAGAAAACTCGGACTATCAGAAAGTACTCGATGATATTATCGAACAAGGGGCAGACTGCTTTGATGGCGATATACCTGCAGACCTACAAACAGCCGCAGACGCAAAACAATTTGCACAACAGCTTGAGTCATACACTACAGCGACAGCTAGATTAGCACAATACGTTCTATCAGTTGGTCGTGCAGAAGTAACAGAAAGTCTGCCTACAGATGAGCAAGTCTGGAACGAAGAAACAATGGAGATGGATGACGTGATGGCTGATGTCGTTACTGTCACTGCTATTGATGCACTAGATGCAACTGTCGAAGTCACGACTTATGATATAGACACCAACACATCATCTACCGAAACAATTACGAATCCTCTTATTACAACAGACGTATCAGAGAGATCAGATGCACAAGCTATCGTAGACGCAACACCTTCGGCTGTTGTGGACGCTTACAACGCTTTATAAATAGTTGTAGCAATCTACTAACTATGGGAAATAGATATGGCACAGCCTACTACAAGAACAGAATTTACAGAATGGTGCTTACGAAAGTTAGGTAAACCAGTCATTGAGATTAATGTCGATCAAGATCAAGCACAGGATCGAATTGACGAGGCACTGTCATATTACTGGGATTATCATTTTGATGGTACTGAAAGAACCTTTTTCAAGCATCAAATCACTGCATCTGATATAACGAATCAGTACATTACTGTACCTGAGAGTATTATCGGAGTAATTAATCTATTTCCAGTAGGATCAAGTATCACTGCAAGTACAGGTATGTTTAATGTTCAATATCAATTTGTATTGAATAACATACATGACATGGTCAATTATAACTTAACTAACTACTTCATGTCAATGCAAAACTTGCAATTTATGGAAGAATTGTTGGTTGGTATGCAACCAATTCGATATAACAGACACGTTAATAGACTGTTTATCGACACTGATTGGGACAGACTTGTAGAGGGCGAATACGTTGTAGCAGAGTGCTATAAAGTCATAGACCCAAATACATATTCAGATGTATTCAAAGATCGTTGGTTGCAAAACTACGCAACTGCAAAGATCAAGTATCAATGGGGTAGCAACCTAACTAAGTTTAACGGTATGACTCTGCCAGGAAACATTCAGTTCAACGGAGAACAAATTTTAAATGATGCACGTGATGAGATAACGAGGTTAGAAGAAGAAATGATCTCCTCATACTCTCTTCCTGTTATCGACATGATAGGATAAAAAACTGTGGCTAAAAATTACTATTTCGAAAACTACGATAATTCGATGGAGCAACATCTCATCGATAATTTGGTCGTGGAATCGATAAAAATATTCGGAATAGATACGATGTTTTTGCCTAGAACTATGGAAGTGGATGGCTCTGGATACACTACAAAAGATGATCTTTTAAACGAAGATGATCTTCCTATTTACAAAGAAGCGCATGAAGTTGAGATGTATGTTAAGAACGTAGACGGCTTCGAAGGAGAAGGCGACTTCTTGTCTAAGTTTGGATTACAGATCAGAGACTCTATTACTCTTACTGTAGCAAAGACTGCTTATGAAACAGAGGTCGGCGTACACACAGAAATTAATCGACCACGTGAAGGTGATATAATCTATCTTCCTTTAAATAGAAAAATGTTTGTAATCCAACATGTAGAGCATGAAGCAATTTTTTATCAGATGGGTTCTCTTCAGACATATGACCTTAGATGTGAACTATACGAGTATAGTGGAGAAAGATTTGACACTGGATTGTCGTATTTAGATGACAAGTTTAAAGACGAAAACCTATTTATTGATAGTCAAGGTACAACGTTTACAGTAGAAGTTAGAGACAGCGTGTTTCATATGCAATCTACTGACGAAAGAGGCGATCTTTTAAGTACTCCTAAACTTGAAGCAAGAGTTGATGAGAAAATTATATTCGATCAATCGCATGTTTCTAATACGAATTGGCCACTGCGAATCTATACAACTACATCACCTAATACTGGTTCAGAAATTACGGCTGGAGTTACTGTTACTGGCACACCAGGTGTTGACGGCAAAGTAACATTCACTCCAACAACTGCTGGCACTTTCTACTATATTAATCCTACAACTATAGGAATGGGCGAAACAATTTCGGTAGAAGTGTCTAAACTACAGAGTGTAGAAACCTATGATGATATTGCAGATAATACGACAATCGAGTCTTTTGCTGATAACATTGTTGATTTCAGTCAAAACAATCCATTCGGGGAGGATAACTTCTAATGTTTGGTCAACACTTTTACAACGAATCAACTAGAAGATATGTTGCTGTATTTGGCACACTATTTAACGACATTCAGATAGGTCGCAGTAATAACGCAGGCACTGAGATACAGCGAATGACTGTACCTATTAACTATGCACCTGCTCAAAAGTTACTTGCGAGACTAGAGGGTGATCCAAATCTTGACAAGCCTGCTATTACTTTACCTCGCATGTCATTTGAAATTATGGGCATGAACTATAATCCAGCTCGTAAAGTGGGATCGCTTATAAGACAAACAAAGTCTATAACAAGTAATGACAATGAGGTACTGAATCTATATAGTCCTGCGCCTTACGACATTGACTTTCAATTGAATATTATGACGAAGTATACAGAAGATGGCACTAAAATACTTGAGCAAATTTTACCTTTCTTCAAGCCAGACGTAACAGTTAGCGTTAAAATGATCGATAGCATGGATTTCTATGTAGATATTCCTGTTGTGTTACAAAGCGTAACTACAGAAGACTCGTATGAAGGGGATTTTGAGACAAGAAGAGTGTTGATGTGGACTCTGAACTTTCAGATGAAAGCATTCTACTTTGGTCCAACTACAAATAAGAGAATAATTAAGTTCTCTGACAATAACATATATACTAATACTACGGCTACAGTTGCCGAAGAGCAAGTGAACGTACAACCTGGTTTGACCAGCGGTGGTCAACCTACTACGAAAATTGCGGATTCTGTCGCATACTCAGATATTAACATTGATGATAATTGGGCAGAGATCGTACAAATATTGGATGCTTAACATGATTAAAGATGATATTAGTAATAGCTTAGGTCTTGAGCCTTTGCAAAATTTGAATGAAGGAGAAGGTGAATTGGTAGTTCCTAAGAAGACTGAACTAGCAGAACTAAAACCTGTTGACGATAAGGCTGATAGGGATTACGACTATGCTAGAACTAACTTCTATAATATCATTGAAACCGGCACGGAAGCACTTGAGCAAATGTTAGATGTTGCAAAGGCATCAGAGCATCCACGTGCATATGAAGTTGTATCAACTATCATGAAAACACTTGTGGATGCTAACAAAGATTTAGTGTCTATGTCTGCTAAGAAGCAAGAGAGCGAAGAAGATAAAAATCCGTCAGAAAAAGCAATGACGAATAATAATCTATTTGTTGGATCTACCGCTGAACTACAGCAACTATTGAAAGACATGAGAAGTAACGATGCAGACTAAAGGTTATAACGGTAACGTTAATCTAAAACGCAAAGGTACAGACGTTGAATTTACTCAGGAAATGGTTACTGAGTTTCTTAAATGTGCCAAAGACCCTATATACTTCTCAGAAAAATACATTCAAATCGTACACGTTGATCATGGGTTGATTCCGATTAAGATGTATGATTATCAGAAAGATATTTGTAAAGCAATCACTGAGAACAGGCGTGTCACAGTTAATACTTCTCGACAGGCTGGTAAGACCACTACAGCCGTTGCAGTAATCTTGCACTATATCATCTTTAACGACTTTAAAACTGTCGCACTACTTGCAAACAAAGGCGATGCGGCACGTGAAATTTTAGATAGAATCAAAATTGCATACGAGGCACTCCCAGCTTGGCTACAACAGGGCGTTATCGAATGGAACAAAGGTTCTGTTGAATTTGAAAATGGATGTAAAATCATTGCTGGTTCTACGTCATCTAGTGCTATTCGTGGTAAATCTATATCATTCTTGTATATCGATGAGACTGCATTCGTAGAGAACTGGGATGAGTTCTTTGCTTCTGTTTTTCCAACGATTTCGTCTGGTGAAACAACAAAGATACTATTTACTTCCACACCCAATGGACTGAATCACTTCTATAAAACATGCGTTGGCGCACAAGAAAATAGAAACGGATACATTTATATTGAAGTGCCCTGGGGCAAAGTTCCAGGTCGTAACGATAAGTGGAAGCAAGAAACTCTTGCCGCTATGGATTTCGATCAGCAAAAATTCTCGCAAGAGTTTGAGTGTGCTTTCTTAGGTTCATCTGGAACATTGATTGAAGGCTCTAAACTTAAAACTATGGTCGATCTACAGCCTATTGCTCAGACAGATAAGATGAAAGTCTATCAGCAACCAGAGAAAGATCATGTATACGTGTGTGTATGTGATGTATCTAGAGGAAAGGG